CGGATTCAAAGTTCTTCGGTAATAAATCATTTTTTCTTTGATCTATTAACTCAGATTGTTGCGTTGCTTGTATTTTAGTTCGTTCGTCTTTACGATCTTCTTTAAATTCTTCTTGAGACTTTTTACTTTGACCTTGAGCTTGAGTAAGTTGCATATTGTAATTAAACTCTAGTTCCATTAACTGTTGTTTAATTTGTGCTTCTCTCTCCATCTTTTGTACTTCAAAATCAGATTTAGCTTTTTCAAGTTGCATTTTTTGCTCAGTTAGTATTTGTTGTTTCTGAGCTTCTGCCATAGCTGTTTGTTCTGCTAACTGTGCATTAGACTGTGCTTGCGCTTGCATATTAGCTTGTTGTGCTTGTTGGTCTCTAGCTGCTTTATCTTTTCTACGCTTTTTCAACATTTGATTAGCTAACTTTAAATTAGCAACTTCTCTAATGTCAATAGCATCTTCAAGATCTATTTGTCCAGCTTGTAAAGCTATTTGAATATTTTGTTCTAGTATTTGTTTTTGCTCTTCATCTGGCTCTAATTCTAAGAATATACCAAAGTCATGCATATTTAAACTAGATAGCTCTTCTAATGTTCCTACATTATATCTAGATATACTAGACATTAAAGACTGTTTAGTCATTGGAAACATTAAAGCATCAGCTACTCTTAATGATATGTTTTCACAAGTTCTAAGAGTTAAATATAAACTAGCTTGTAACACATGTCTTGTAGCTACATTTGAATTAGCGGCAGCAAGTTTTTGTAAACCAACTAATGATTGCTTGTCTGGTAGCGTACCATCTCTAGCTTCATTAAGTCCGGTCACGTCTCTAATCATTTTAAGATAATACTCATAAGTTTGTATCAATGATTGTATTTTACCCATACCATTTGATGTAGCAAGTTCTTGTATTGGAACTTTGCCTGGATTCATACCACCATCTTGCGTCATTGATCTACCAACTATACTACCAGTCTGGAAATACATATTTAATGCCTCAGCTGGATTATAATTAGTACCATTACCTAAATCTACCTCTGCTAAACCATCTATATCCATATAAACACCATCAGGCACTATTCTAGACATCACCTGTTGTAGCTTTAGATGAGTTAACTGTATCATATCAGCAAAACCAGTTATTCTGCTTACAATTGATTCTATACGGCCTTTATACAATCTAGGAGCTACGATGTTATAGTTCATATTAACTTTAACAGTGTCAGCATATGGTCTTGTCATATTTTCAGCCATTTGCCATCTTAACATTTTTTCGTGCCCTAGTATTTTAGCTCCTGAGTATAATACTTCAATTGATCTATATGCCTTTTTAAAGTTGTCACCATCTGGTGCTTCTATAAATGTATCTTGTTTTTCTAATGCTTTTTCAAGTCCTGATGCAGTTTGCTTTATTTTAAATACTTGGTTAGTAAAAGTTTTGTATTCAAAGTATAATACTTGCACTGTATCATCATCATAACGACCACTCCAGTTCCTAGTATAGTTTTGATTACCTGGATACTTTTGTATTTCTTCTAGTTCACTAGGTGTTAATTCAGGAAACTGCTTTTTAAGTTCTGCTAAACTAATAGGTTTTACTTCACCTACATAATATAAATCTTCAAAATTAGGATCTTCAGTATATGAATAAACTAAACTTGCTGGATCTACATAATCAACTGTAACACCTTCTGATCTGTTAAAACAGGTTTTAGTAGCTGCAATACCTAATATAGTTAAATCTTGATTTAATCTTCTTCTAGTTAAATCATATTTGTTTTTAGCTAATATATTATTAATAACTTCTTCTTCAGCTACTTCAATAGATTCTTTATAATCCATTTGCATATGAAGCTGTAGATCTTCTTCGCTTTCCATCTCTAAACCTTTACCTTGTGATTTAGAAACATCAAGACCTGTCATTTGTTGTATTTGGTTGATAAGATCTTTTTGCATCATGTCTCTCTGTAGAGCTTCAGCATAAGCAGTTCTTTTCATTATAGACTCAGGATCTTGAGCATAAGCTTTAATATCGTAAGATCTTTGAGACATACCATTTACAACAATATCTACAAACTTAGGTATAACTGGTACGGGCTTCCAGTCTAAGTTTAAATAAGATAAGTCGCCATTAATAGATAATTCGTCTTTGTATTTTTGAATAGATTGTTCTCCTCTAGCATAAAGTCTTAGTTTATGGAAATTATTATAGTTCGTATTAAATCTATCGTACCAACCTCTGTCGTTTCTAAACCACTCAGACTCTATGGCTCTACCTACTTGTAAACCATACTCATAAGAAGCTTTTTCAACATCTGGCACAACCTGATCCGGAAAAGAACTATTGTAATTAGTATTTATCATCTATTTTATTTTTGAATTATAACCCGTGTTATCATATCTTTTAATACCTAAAGCTACAGTTTTTGTTTGTCTTTTGTTAACAGGTGTATACCTATTTTTATTACAAGCCATAATAGCTAAACCTGAGCTTATCGAAGCATCGTGCTTTGTTCTATTGTTAATATTGAACTTAGACCAATCTTCTAATGTCTTTTGATGGTACATATCACCGTAACCATCTTCTTTTAATCCTACATAGTTTTCTATATAAGATTCTATAGCAGCAGCATGTGCTTGCTTAATATCTTCACTTGTGTTAGGTATTCCACCTATTTCTTTTTCAGTGGTTGATAGTTTATTCCATATTTTATCAGGACGATTCATAGAATAACCTCTGTAACCTCTTCGCTTCAAATAGTATAAAAACCTAGGTTTGTTATTTTCAGCAAGTATAGGCATGCCATAAAATACCATAGCCATTAATACATCTTCAAAGAATATCTCAGCTGTTTGTGGCCTTGATATATATTCTAAAAAGAAATGATTTGGCGGTACGTCTTCCATTGAAAACTTTGTAAGTCCGTGTAAAGCTCCGTTAGAACCTTTGCCATCAACTGTTCCTGATATATCGTAACTATCTAAACCAAATGCTCCAGTGTGTTCATTTCCAGGGTATTTAACTCCATTCTTTAGTATCACTCGATTTTGAAGACTTTTAGGTGGTACCCAACTTATCTGGAACCTACCTGATCTATTTGGGCTAAATATAACCCTTGAATCTTTAATACCATTTTCCCATTGAAAGCTACCTGTTGTGACAGCTGCTGAATTATTAAGCTCAGCATTAAAATCAATTTGTTCGTATATTTTAGTTAAGTTAAATAAACTATCTTTTGTTTCATCTCTGAAAGCATGTGCTTCAGTTCTTGGAAACTGTCTATAGTATTCATTTAAACCATCAGGATCTTCTCTTAAACCGTCAACTTCGTTTTCCCAGTGCTCGATAACTCCCGTTGTAATTTCATAGCCATCAACTCCTTTGATTGGAGTTTTGCCTCCAACGAAGACAGGTAGTCCATTAGTATCGATGAATCCTTCGTAGTTCCATTCCATAGGAATGAACAAGCTATAGAGCCCAGAAGATGTTTGTCCGTTTCTATTTCTTTTAGTAACGTCTGAAGCGTAGTATAATTTTTTGAAGTTGTCTCCACCTTTGTCTAAAGCATTTGAAGTTGAGCCCATCATACATTTACCTACGATTCTTGATCCTAGCCTTAATGTAGTTTTTGTAACTCTCCAGTTGTTTAATATATTATCAGGCCTCTCCCATTTACCACTTTCATCATGAGCTAATAGCTTTAGCTTTTCACCATCATAAGAGTTATCACCTGTGTTTTTCCAGTCAATAGTTGTATCAAGTCCGTCTAGTTCTCTAAGCTGTTCATTCGATTCAAGCTTTCTTCTAGTAAGTTTCGATGCTGGAACACGATATGCCAATTCAGTTTTCGGCCGGTCCATACCATCTTGAATGGGTTTAAAAAAGAACGGGTAGTTAACTGATATGGGTACAACTTTATCTGTGAACATTTTTTTGGCATCTGCTCCAGACTTGGAAAGTATTCCAAATCTAGCATCGGAAGATATTGTAGCTTGGTTGACAAGCTCTGCGCTTGACATAAAAGAGAATCCAGATCGTCTGTTTTTGAGGTAGCACATGCCGTAACATCTTGCATCTGCTTTACATGCTTCCCAAAATATAAAGAAGAGTCTGTTTGCTTCTCTAAAGTCTGGTGCTCCAATGTCAATCTTTGACCATTGCAAGTACATGTAATGAGTGCCAGTAATGTAAGTATTAATACCATTATTGTAAAACCAATACCCTTGTTCTCTTCTTGTAAATTCATTGTCAATATAATCGTACCATTTCTCTTTAAATTCAGCTGGATATTCCTCCCAGTCAAATCTACTTTTAATATTACTTAATTCTTTTGGGTATTCTTGCTTTTCCCAATACTGCTCCGCTTTTTCTTTACTTCGTTTAAACGGTTCATTTGCTGCTGGTAAAGCAATCCTGAGATTCTGTATTTCAATGATTTGTCCAATTTTACCTGTTTTACTTATTACTATAAAATCATAATCAGAATTATAACCATAATCCCATTTTTTAAATCTATTGTTTTTAGCTAATATCTTAGGATTTACAACGTCCTTAATTTCTTTCCAAAGAGTTTGCTCGTAGCTCACTTGCTTCTCCCTTCTGCAAAACCTTTAAAAGTTTTTTGTTCTTTTACTTCTTTAGGTTTTTCATTTAATATATCCTCCTCTTGTTGAATACGATTAAGTATTTCAAAAGCATCAAATATAGCTAGTTTTTTAGTTGCGGCAGCGTTTTTTAATCTGTCAGCGCTTACATCATCGTCTGAGTCAACAATCTTTTCTTTTGCTACCTTAATAAGTTCCTCAACTGCCTTTTGCCCAGCTTGGATTATTTTCTTCTTCGTTTCCTTGGTATTCATGAGTTAAAGCTATATCATTAGATTTCATACAATAAAGTCGTTCACCTTCTATAATAAACTCAAACTCAGAGTTAGGTGTAAACGTAATAAGTGTTCCAGGTGTGATTTCTAGAGCTTCTAAGGACTTGTTAGAATATTTTACTATTCCAATATTAGGTTGTTCTTTTCTGTTCTCTAAGACACTTTGGTTTTTTAGTGGTTTTACGAAGCAATAGTCTAAATGTGTTTTTAAATTATACATATAGATTTGCTCAGGCGCAACAAAATAAAGATCATCTTTGAAATGAGTTGAACTATTTCGTTCTTTGCCTTTTTGATCATACCATCTTCTAAATATATTATGGTGAATATATAATTCATCTCCTATATTTATTTTAGTAGTGTAAGCTGCAGGAGTCGAAACTACTACAGCTTTTTTACTAATAAATCTATGATCTTCAATGCCGCTGTTGATAATAAGATCAGTACCAGCAACTGTTCTTGTATTGTCATACCTATCATTTAATGGTTTGACAATGAAATAATACAAGCTTTGCACTAGTACTTAAGATCATACTCTACAGATATAGCCATATTAGCATTAAACTTTTTCCAAGGTAAGACTTCATTATTTTTAGTTATAAAAATATTATATGATTGGTCTTGGTCTTCAAAAAGAATATCGCTAATAGTATGTCCACCGTATACTTCCTGACCAGTTGAATAATGCATTGCATCGTTCTTGTAATCAGAACCTATACTAATCTTCCTTATTACTTTCGACATTTTCTTCTATCTTAGTATAAGAGCCATCTTCAAGATCAATATTAATAGCGCCGTATTCAGCTTCTAATATTTCTTTATAGTCTTCGATCTCTTTATTAACACCAGCTATTTCATGCAATAATCCATGCTTTTGGCTTTCTAATAAACCGATGTTATGGACTAATTCGTTAAGCTGTTTTTGTTGTTCTTGAATTAATTTTAATTCTTCTTCTTTGATTTTCATTTGATTAGATTTAATTGTTTGTTTTATTTATTCTCCTGGTCCTGGTTCAGCAGGTGTCCATTCTGGAGTAGCTAATAAGACTAATATTTCTTCATGAGTATAAGTCCCAACAGGCGTCAACGAACCGTTTGTAATAAAGCTAGGCTCTACCTGAAAAGACAAAACACCTTCAGTATTTGCTACGTTTCTTCTCATTGTTTGAGCAGAAGACTGATT